AGTGCTGCCTCAATTCGTGTGTCCAGGGTCTGTTCAATGAACAGTGTTTTGATATCTTCCACCAGATCTTGTTGTTCGTCAATGGTGGCAGGATGCCAAGTTTCAAAATACGCACTATAGCCACGAGGGCTTGCCATGCGTTTGATATTTTCACGCAGACTTTTGTAGTAGGTCTGCGCTTCGGTAACCAATTCTTTTGTGCTGCCTTCTAGCATACGGCTAGCACTGGCACGGTTGAAACGACTCAGCGTGGCAATTTCCATGACCATTTCGGCAATGTGTACGCCGCGCACATCATAAGGATTGCCGCCCTGACGCACATGTTCCAGCATGGCACGACCGCCTGCTAGATTTTTGAAAGGCAATCGAAATCGTTGGCTATCAGCTGTTTCAATAAACAAACTTTCCACATAACGAAAACGTGCATCTGCTTCGCCCAGCACACGATTGTGTTTGATCATGAGTCTAGCTTCTGTGGGTTCGCCAGCATAGCTGATTTTGCGTGTGCCATAGTAGCCTTCAAACAGGCCTTCTTGTATGGCTGCAAGCCCTTGCATGGTATGTTTGAGTTGGTTTAGGTCTTTGGCACTGTAGGTCCAGCGATGCATTCTAGCAAACTTGCTGAGATGTTGTTGAAAGTCAAAGAACTCGTCTTTGTCGTCGCCTTCCATAGCTCTGCCCAGATTGTCACCGTAAAACACTTTCATATCGTTTTCAGAGTCCAGAATAACAACCATGGTTCCATAGTTCTTGCCGCTGCTGCTCACATAGTCAAATGTGAATGTTTTGGCTTCTCCTGAGTCAGATGGTTTGCCCTGTCGATCCAGCATTTCTGGGGCGAAATTACGAGTGACCAGTAGGTTATCGAGCTGTGTTGAAATGTTCTGTTCTTGTGCCATGATAGTGTATTTAGCGCATGATGCTGATGAACGGCAGTGGTTCGATCACGTTGTCTGAATGATCTTTAAGGTGCGAGTCCAGGTCAGAATGGTAGGTTTGCAGCAACATCAGCATGCGTGTGACCAGCAAACTGGCCATCACAAGATCGTCTGTTTCGCCTGGTTTGGCAGCATAGCTGGTGCCGTTGGCCACAAAACTTTTGAGTTCGGTCAACAAGGGTTTGCTGTAGATCTTCATGCGGCCGGATTCTATCAGGATTTTCAGTTTGCTACAAGCACTGATCTTGCTTTTGTTGGTGGTGGTAAATCCCTTGCGGATTTTGCGGCCGCTGCTGCCCTGCACACTGTTGTCGCTTAGAAAATAACCTGGAATATTCTCTTCTCCGTATTCGTTGATGCTGATCAGTGCTGCTTCGCCAAGTGTGTTGTTTTCCACAGAATAATAAATGCTTTTGTTATCTTTGGTCACAGCATGTATTTCTTTCACAATATCTGCTAGAATTTTAACTTGTGTGGGCACATCAGTTTTGTTGTGGCGCCACTCTGCCACTTGCTCAGTGGTGTCTGCTTCAAACACTTGTATAGCTGCGGGGTCGCCGCCTGTGCCTAGACTGGGATCCAGTGCAACAATATACATTTTGTGTTTGTGTATGGGTTTGTACCAGCGCACTTGACCAGACTTGTGAGTGGGTTCAATACCCTCAAGTTCCAGCAGTTTCAGCGGCGATATCAGTGTTTCGTCGTTGATAACAAAATCACAATCCATTTCTCGACGAAATCGTTCTTCGCCCAGCTGGGATCTTTGCTCTGCTGCCCAGACTTCGTCTCGATCTGGGTGCTCACGCCAAAATGCGCGAAATGCTTTGAAGCCGTTGATGCCTAGTCCGTTGGCTCGTTGATTTCCAAATTCATCCTGAGTCTTCAAAGCACCTTTCCAGATATAGGCAAATTGATCTTCGTCTGAGTTTGGTGTCGAAGTAATAATAGCTTTACCACCTGTGCTGAGTGTGGGAGTGATTGACGTCCAAAACTCTTTGGCAATGCTGGGTCTCACAAATGCAAACTCGTCTAGGTACAACAGCGTAATACTCATACCGCGACCAGTGTTCTCAGTTGTGGTCTGCGATACAATACGTGAGCCGTTGTCAAACTCTAGTGACCCTTTGTTGTAGCTGGTGGCACCTGCTCTGATATGATTAGGGCACAATTCATATGCATAACGAATACGCTGCATGATCTCTTGTGCTCCAAGATACTTGTGTGCTGCTATCAGAATAGTTGCGTCAGGCACAAACATGGCATACCACAACAAGTAACCCGCAGCACTGGTTGACTTGCCTGTTTGTCGGGGCATCAAGCTGATACTGAAACGATTTTGATGATAGTTGTTGATCAAGCGCTTTTGATACTCAAAAGGATGGTACAACATCTTGCCTCGAGTGGGATGTTGGATGTAGAAGAAGTTGTCCATGAAATGCATGGGACCGGTAACCGGATCCGCACATTTGGCAAAGTCCTCAAGCTCAGACTCTGAATATGTTTCTCTACGGTGTGGTGCTTTTACAAGTACTGTATCAAGTGTATTTTTCGCGCCAATCATTTATGATTCTTTCTGCTAGCAGCTGATGCCCACGGGGGCCGGCGTGCATGTGGTCTCTTGCGTATTCTAATTCTTCACGACTCTTGGCAAACCATTCATGTGCATCGTAAGTCAAACATGCAATGCCCAGATCAGCACACAATCCTTGCACCGCCCATCTATTACGTGAGCTATTTAACTCTGCGTTACGATCATTTAGCAGCCAAGTTTTGACAAAATTGTCACGATATGATTCACATGATCCTCCTGAAGACATGTAGGTGCTGTGTGGTAGCACGGAATCTTCTGAAATCAAATCAAATCTGTGTTTGGGAGGGGCTACCATTACCACCAGTTTAGGGTGTAATACAGGCAACCAATACTGCGCCTGCATAAAGCATGTGTCTGCACTGGTACCAGCCCAGGCCAGATTGTAGTTTTTTAATCCTGTGGCTTGCGCGACCAGGTGTGACCAGGTAGCATGTTCAGGTAGGCCAATACCAATGGTATAACTGCAACCCAATGACACTATACTAGGCGCAGCAGGATCAAATTCTTCTGATCTAAATCCGTGACTGTTTATTTTGTAGGTGATTGCACCAGGCTGGTCCCACCCTTTGCTGCCAAAATACTCTTGATGCTTGGGCTCTTGCATGAGCCGTTGAAAATTTTCTTTGGTGTCTGTGGGCAACCATTCAGAGGTATGGCCAGCATACGGTATTCCAAAATGCCAAGGTGTTGTTATTTGCATAGTGTTGCTAGTTCAGGCCACAAACTTGTAAACTGTCCTTTTGAGTCTGGGTGGTACTGATTTTCAATCTGTTGAATATGCTGTGCGAACCGATGTTCAATGTTGGGCTGTGGGTGGGTCACTGAACAATAGCTCTGCAATGCACGGTCAAAGAACACCCGTTCAGCAGCAGTAGCAATACCCAATGCATAAAAGCGCTCAATCTCAGCAATTGCTTCGGCAGCAACTGCTGGACCATGCAAGAATGGATCAAGGTAGTCGGGTTGAAACAGATTCTGCCATAGCACAGTAGTTCCAGTCTGTTCGGCAAACTCACGCAGTTCACAGATGCGTGTGGCATTGTATATGTTGTACACTGCATGTATGCCGCCTGAGTGTCCCTGTGTGGTCATTAGATTTTTGACCAGGGCAAGGTTGCGTTGTATTTCTTCCCAACCAGCGCCATAGCGAACATATTCTAATCTTGGGCCTATGTTGTCAAAGCTCATACTCCAGCCAACACGATTTCGTTTTGCTAGTTTTTGAAATATTCGATTGTTTTCAAGATCGCCGGTAAGATTGGTAATCAAGGTAACAACTGCATCTTTAGGTATCACGTCCAGCAAGCGATTATTTTCTGGCAGCAACAACGGCTCGCCGCCTACCAGTGCCACTTCGTGAATGTGTTCATAATGTTGCTCGATGAAATCACAAACTTGTTCGTAGTAGGGTCTAGTACCAGACTTGACAGGAATACCTTTCAACGCGGCCCATTTTGAACTGCAATATTCCATACAATAGTTGCAACTTAGATTGCAAGTAGTATTCCAACGAATATCAACAATAACTGGATAGTGATATTTGTCGCCGGCATTGGCAAAATCAAAATTGGGATTGTCACGGTTGTGCCAGGCTCGTTCGGAGTCACCGCCGTGGCGCTCGGCTTGCACACAGTTTGAACAGTACTGATGACTTTGGCCCTGGGCAATGCTGCCACGAATTTCTGTCATCAAATCACTGTTGAGGATTTGTTCGATGGTCTGTGTGTTTAAATTGCCCAGCATGTTGGGGTCGCCAGCACAACAGGTTTTTACATCGCCTCGGGGATTGATATGCAGGCCACGCCAAGGGGCTGCACAGTAGAAATTGCTCATCCTGTATTTACAGGCGGATCATTGACACCAGGATGTTTTGGCTTCGCCGTAGTATTCACGTGCAAATCCATTTTGTATCAGCATGCCACGCAGGCTTTGACCGTTTAACAACACATCACCCAGCACACGGCCGCCATATTTGTCCCAGTCCATGAGCACAATCTGTCGTTTGGTTGCAGCATTGATTTGAGCTTTGGTAAATGCTGTGGCTGCTTCTCCACGAGCAGCTTCTGACGGGCAGGCTGCTCGATGTCCTTTTTCAGGTGTGTCAACCCCGTACACTCTGATGCTGAGTTCTGGTTTGAGTGGTGCAGGTAACCAAGTGGCCTGGATGCCCACTGTGTCACCGTCTATGACTCTGGTGATCACAGCGTCATATGTGACACCTGGTTTTTGTTTGGGTTGTGCAATGGCCAGCACAGGCACGATCAACAAGAGTGCTAAGAGTTTTTTCATGTTAAAATTTTAAGTTGTGATCACAATAATCTCACCTGTGGTGGGATTGTAGTACATGGGTGAAAATCCTGCAGGTATTGAGCCTGATGTGGGTGCGGCAAAGGTCACACTGGTCACTGCTCGCACAGGTTTTACTGTGAATGTGTTGGCTGTGGTTTGATTTAAGTTAGCACCTGTGGCATTGATGATGATTGAGTTGTTGGCTTGTGAAGTGCGACCAGCAAGAGAACCAACAGCTACTGAGTAGATACCTTGTGAAGTTTCTCCAGTGCCTGTTCCAATGGCCACTGCCGCTACGCCTTGTCCAGTAGATCCTGCACCAGAACCAACCGCTGTTGCACTAGTGCCTTGGAAAGTTTTCCCAGCATTTGTACCAATGGCCACTGCGTTGTCGCCTTGAGCGTCATATCCAGCTGATGAACCAATGGCCACTGCTACACCGCCTTGAGTAGTGTTGCCACCAGCATTTAGGCCAATTGAAATGGATTCGACGCCTTGGCCTCCAGCACCAGCATTTTGGCCCAGGGCTATGGCCGCATTGGCCTGGCCGTCAAAACCAGCATTTTGACCCAAGGCTATTGTGACGGGACCTGACGCACCATCTTTGTTGCCCAGCAGTGCCCAGGTTGTTGCGCCGGCTGTGACTGCTGTGAGTTGGCCAAGTGCATTACCTACATATACAATGCTTGTGGTTTGATCTACTACAAGTTCGCCTGGTCTAGCATTACCGTTGTAGTTGGCCAAGCTCTCTTGGGCGTTGTCCTTCATTGCGGCACGACTAATGCCGGTGATGTTGTCGTATGGTGGAGGTGGGTTTGCCATGATCTAAATATTCCTCGTTGGAGTATTTACCAAAAAAAGTTTAACGAGGGTAGCCAGCAAAGGCGTTAACAGGGCTTTGACGATTTACCAAACTGGGCTCTAGACTGTTTGGAGTGCTTATTTGAACTTTTTTAACAGGCAAGCCGGCCATTTTCAATGCGTAGTCGATAGCCGGACCAGCACTGTCGTTGAATCCGGCAATCACAGCATCTTCGCCAAAAGCGGCTTGTGCTGACCAGTCGGGTAATTTGTCAGTGATACCATCTGTGCCAGCATCGCTTCTAGCACGAGCTATTGCCACACCCAGTCTATAGATTTGATACGGATCACTAGACTTTACACCTGGCAAGGTAAACACATGATTCATTGGATCTGCTTGCTCAGGAGGCAACGTTGTTTCTTCTTTAAGGAATTCACGGGCTCTCATCTAGGGTAGCCTTTGAATGCTTCAATGGGACTGGTGGTGTTCACAGCAGGATGTTCTTCGCTGTCAAGATCGCCTTTGTTTAGATCTTCGTAGTCTGCCCCGGCTGCCTTGTATGCTTGTATGAGCATACGTTGCTCAACTTCAGTATAAGGACTTGCTGTGCGTTTTTTACCAACCCAGCTCTTGCCATCCATGTCAATGGGTTTGCCGGATCCGTCAGCCATGGCCACCGCCATCATCACACGGTTGAGAGTATAGTCACTGTTGGATTTTTCACTGTCACTGAACACATTCAGGCCCACTGTGGCGGACCGATTACGGGTGCTTAACGTTCCCTGACGCATTTCAGTGACAAACTCTTGCGCTCGCATTAGCCGTTGCCTATACCATTCTCGCCAGCGGTAGCAGAACTGGCTGTGCCAAGTTCTTGAATAGTGACGTTGCCGCCTGCTATTGTGAGCTTGTTGCCCACACCAACATAGATGTCTTGACGACTGTTTGCTGGAATTGCAACAGCATTGCTGTAGATGTTGCCCACCACTGCGCCTGCATTGGCCCAGTTGCCTGTGCCTGGATTCTGATAGGTCAATTGCACCGCTTCCACTTGAAACGTCACAGTGTTAGAGCCAGTGCTGATGCGAGCCTTGTCTGTGAACCAAGCCTGTGCTGATGCACTTGTGTATACATTTGCTTGAGGCATTATTTCTTGTCCTCAGGCGGTTGAGCAACCACCGGTTGATACAAGCTGGCAGACTGATACATGACTCCAGGAATTTCCACTGGTTTTTGTTTCACAGTGGCTGGCGTAAATGGTGGTGGTACATATCCACTGGCTTCGTTACGTGCATGTTGAGCTTGAATTTCTGTGTATGGTTTCATCATGATCATTATCCTTTGTATGATTTCCACAAGTTTGCTGTCATGGCAAAAATGCTTTCGTCAATGTCTTTTTTCTTGATAACGTTGGTTCCAGGAATCTTGTCACCAATCTCGATATTGTCGTCTGCTAGTCCTTTGGTAAGCAAGTTGCCTTCGTCGGTTTTTTCTTCGTCAACTTCTTTTTTCTTGACTCCGGCCATTTCCATCATGCGTGACAGGGCATCTTCTTCCGCCATGACTTGTTCTTCATTGACACCACCATATCTTTGCATGAGTTTTTCAAGACCATCTTTAAACTTGAGATCAAGTTTCTTTTGGTCTTGGGCTGCAATCGGTTCCATATTTTTGCTTAACTTACCATCGCGGCTGATACGATCCGATTGTTCCTTATAAAACTGTTGTAGTCTCTCAAAATCACTCTTGAATATTGGGTCCTTACTAGCATAACTCAAGGACAAAGCACTTTTATATAGAGGAGAGTTCAAGATATCTTGTTTTTGTTGTTGGGTCGCAGCAGTTGGAGTACCAAGTCCTTGTTGTGGAGCAGCTTGTGCAGCACCTGCACCTAGTGAGCCCAATGCCATAGCACCTGCCAGGCCAGCAGCAGCTAGTTTTTCTCTAAAACCTTCTTCTAACATTTCGTCAGTGAATTCAATACCAGCCATTTCCATCATGCGCTTGATAGCATCTTCTTCTTCAGCAGCATAACTTTCTTGACGATCGTCTTGACTGGCAATCACAGGAATTGTAGTTTGTCCAGTTGACTTGGGCTTGTTCAGGCCACCTGAGTATTGCAATGCATCACTGGATGTTTCAGTATTGGTAGGATAATCAGGCTGATTCATGGACACTTCGTCCATTTGTTGTTCACCACATGAACAGTCAGGTGTTCCGCAACCGCAGGCTGATTTGTATCCTGAACCGCCGTAGCCTTCATCTCCACCGCCAAGTCCTGCACTCTTCAACAGTTGACTCAATTTCATTGCATCGTCATCTGTTGCTGTGACTGTGAGACTGCGAGTAGGTCCACCGTGCTCGTCGTTGTTCATGCTCATGTTGATGCTCATGCTCTCGTCAAGACGGCTCATGCTTTCAGAAATCATATTTTCAAGATCACGATTGATGGAATCATAAATGCCGCCACCAAATTTGAAACCACCTGAGCTCTTGCTTGGTGTGCTGTCAGACGTTTCGTCAACTTCTTTTTTCTTGCCTTCGGACTTTTTCTTTTCAGGCAGGCCCTTGTGCTTGGTTGCAGCAAAGTCTTCAGCGTCTTTCTTGCCCATGGTCTTGGCTGTTTTGGCTACTGCTCCACTAGCAGGCATTTCGCCCTTTTGTGCAGCATGCACCATGCCCATGAACTTCTGTTGCTTTTTGCTCACGGCTTTTTCATCAATCTTTTGTTCATCACCTTGGTTCATATAGTGCTTGACCATGCCAGTTAGTTCTTTCAACAATGCTTGACCGTCTGGATCTTGAACAAAAGTTTTTAGGCCAGTAACCAGCTTCCACATTTGCTGCAAGTTGCCTGTGCTTACTTCGCCTTCGTTGGTCTTGCGTCCGCCTTTGTGCTTGGTAGCTCCACCGGTCACACGCTCGGGTGCTTTCTCAGCGCCTTTTGGACGTCCACGGCCACGCTTTTCGCCATCTGCTGGCTTGTCGTCATCAGCACCAACACTGATACCTTGTGCATCAGTGCGACGAGTGACTCTGCGACCACCAGGAATTTCTTCTACGTCATGCTTGGAACCATGAGTGATTGTGCCAACTTTGGGTTGTTCAACACGGGCTCGCTTGTGTGCAGTGAATGCATTGTCTTGGCTGGCTTCGTCCATTTCAGCATTGCGACCTTTACCGCCGCCTAGTGCTTTCTTCATTGCTTCGGCAGCAACATCACCCAGCATCTCGTCAACTTCTTTCTTGGCACCAGCAATCTTGTCGGCAAAGGTGATCTTGTCTTTTGGAGGAGCCAGAGCAGCAAAACTTTTTTGTTTAGCAGGACTCATTGCTTCCATGTACCTGGGTTCTTTGGCTCCTGGTTGCCGCGGTGCTGCACCAGAACTTTTTTCCAGACGGTCCAGCAATTCGTCATCGCCGGGTGCAATCACATCAGCAACTTTCTTAAGGCCAGATCCAATTTTGCCCATGACACCAGGCTTTTTACCTATCTTGTCAAAGTCTGGATTCAATGCCATGGCATCCTGGCTGTGAGCACCTTCATTTTTGTTCATGTTGGATCTTGCAATTTGTCCCAATGGGCCGCCGGGTGTTACTTGCCCTTTCCCAAAAGAATGGCCAGCAGTGGAAGGACTGAGTTTGTTTGCATCGCTTGGTTTTCCAAGAATCTTTTGACCAATTTTTGAATTTACAAATTTGTCCAACATTTGGCCTTCGTCTACTTCTGTGTTGTCATACTTGTCGTACTTGGCGCGGATTGGGTCAAGAGCTTTGCCTTCGCGTCCAGCCTTGGCCAAGGCTTCCATGCCCTCTTTGCCGTATTTTTCATAGCCCTTGGCAGCACGGCTCATCGCACGCTCATTCAATTGCTGGTGGGTAACTTCGGGAGTGGCACGGATGCCATCTAGTTTTTTGTTTAGGTCGTAAAAGAAACTCATTATATTATCCTCTTGGGTTGGCGCCAGTGGCTGGCTTGGGCTGACGCTTGATATTGGTCATTGGGCTCTTATTGCCCATAGGCAATTCATTTGTGGTTTTTGCTGGCGGGGTTTTTCCTCCAGCAACAGTAAAGTTGCTCTTGTAAGCATTTTTTAACACCACATGATCATACGGGTCTGCGCCGTAGTCTTTCTTGAGAGCACGTTGCTGTGCATCATCGGCTGGATATGTAGGATCGTCCAACAGGTCTTTGTTTTGACTTCCAATCTTTTCAGCTTCGATGTTCATATTTTCTTCGTAGGGCGTGGTCATCATCACAATACGGTTAGGATCCATGCCCAGTATCTGTGCCAACTGCTTGATTTGTGGTTCAATAGCAGGGTACTTGAACTCCACATCCACAATGGTCATGCTTTGATTGGGAAAAGCTGGAAAGTCTGGAATCTCTTTGCGAACTGGACTTGTCTTGGGCTTTGTCATGTTGACAACGTCAAACTGTGCCAGTTTGTCTCGGAGTTCATTGATAAAGGCCGAGGGCACGTCGCCAACTATCTTGATGCGATAATTGTAGGTACGTTCGCTTTCAGCTAGGTATTTTGCAAATGGTTTCATATCGGTATCCTATGCTCTATTTATTCTTTTTGACTGTTTTGATCTTTACGACCTATGATACGTTCCAGTAAATCATTACGGCTCAACACCACGCCTTGTGCTGTTTGTACAAGGCCTATGCCGTCGTCGCTGTCTGGTTTGGCTGTTTGATCCAGTCGCATCTTTTTCAGTTGCAGGTCGATCATTTTAAGTTTTTTGTCCAGTTTGGCTGTTTTTGCTGTGATTGCATGGCCCAGCATGTTGCTGGCCACGCCAAAGATTTCACTGGCAAAACGACTGTCAACCTGCATGCCAAGATCCATTAGATCTTTGTAGCTGCCCTTGGCCAAGTCGCTGAGTTCATCCATTTCTGTGTCTGTTGAATCCAGGCCACGAACTGCTGGCAAAGCATTGTCTATTTTGTCAATGGCAGTGTCCAACGCTTGCAAAGTTTCTCTGCTGGCCGGCAGATCAGGAATTGCAGTGTCTATTTCGTCTGTGGTAGGAGGTAGATCAAACAGCTCTGAGAGTTTACGTGTCATGCCATATTTAGTGGCTTATGCTCGACCGTTTGCAAACATATCGTCTTCGGTGATCACACGAAAAGTCATACCGTTTCGTTTTGCCCACTTAGTAGCCTGGTCCCATTTGGCATAGTTAATAGCTACCACAGCACGATCTCGGCTGCTCATTTTTGATTCAATAACACTTTGCTTTTTGGGTTTGATTTCAATCAGCTCTGCTCGCATGGTGTTGGTTCTTGTTCGATAAGTGATCAAAAAGTCTGGAATATACTGTGTCATCTTGCCTGTCAGCGGGTGTTTGTATGGGATAGCAATTGATTCGCTGGCCCACTGCAAGATGTGATCGTTTGTGTCGCAAAATCGCATGAAGCTGAGTTCCCAACCTGAGCGGTATCTAGGTGTGCCTTTGCCCACATACTTGGCTCGATTGATCACATCGTAGCTGCCCTGAGCCCAATGACTCATTGTATCACTGCCCGAGCTGGATAATAGTTGGGTGTCACTGCCACGCCCACACCCAACAAAGTGGCACGATTACGTATCAAGTTGAGATAATAGGCCAATTGCACATTGAGGTTAACTCCTGATGTGCCCTCAAACTCTGACAGCAGGGTCAGTGCCGGAATGCCAGTTTCTTGAGCAACTCTAAACAAGCTCACAGTGAAGTTTCCTGCTGCTTGTTTTGTGGTCATTTGTTTTTGAAAATAACTAAACACCACATCATATTCTGCGGCCGGAGCAGTTATATCAAATGCATAAAAGGAGTCAAATACTCTGACTGTTTGGCCCAGTCTTGGGTTGGCTTCGTTGACCGTGCTCATTGTGTGGTTCCTGCGCCGTTGGCTCTGGCTGCTGCTGCTGCACCTGGGGTTTGACGTGTTTGTTGTGCAGTGGGGAAGATCCAACCATCAGCCTTGTTGGCAACTGATCTGGTAGCAGCTGGCAGTGCCCCGACCAACACATCCTTGCCCAGTGCCTTGGCTTCACTTATGGCCAGCGTTTTAAGTCCGCCAAATTGTTTGTTGGTGTTGTAGAATGTGCCGGCTTTTTGTACTGCACCAATAACACCCAAGACTGATTTCTTTTCCAAGTCTTCTTTGATGCCACCTACTACATCCAGCAGGCCGCCTTGACCAAAGATGCTGTTGGTGCTGCCCGGTCTAGCAATGGGACTACGGGTGGTATCGTAATGTGTGGGCTTGGCAAAGCCAGGTGCTGTGCTATTGGGTGCGCCAGTGCTGTACTTGATGCTTTCGTAAGCAATGGTCATGGAGTTTTGCATGATGCCGTTGCCAGCACTGTAGTCATATTGGTCATGCGCCCAGTTGGTAATAATAGGATTGATCAATATATACTCAGCATATTTGTGGTTTTTATCAAATCCAAAAATGCGAATGTCACGGAAGAACGGAGGCTTGCCGCCGTTTTCAGTAAGTCCTGTAGATTTCCCATCGTTCACAGACTCACCAATGTATCCCCAGTCGTTGACATCTCGTTTTGTTGCATAGATATCACGATCCCATCCACCAAAACCATTTGATTTGTTTTGGCTGGCTCCTGCACTGCCGTTGGTGTTGGGAGTGCTACCGTACTTTTGACTAGCGTCCTTGTAGTAGTAACTGTAGTAGTTGTACCACATGTTGCGCACTATGTCGTTGCCGTCGTCGTGAAAAGTAAGATTTATTGGTTCGTAGTTGATCTTGGTCTGTATCAATCTTTTGCGATTGTACTGATTCATGTACTCGTGGGAAATATTGTACTTGGGAAGATCTACTGTTTTGACCACATAGCTGAGATTGGTCAAGTCATCAATGTCCATTGCGCCCTTGAGTGCAGGTATCTGTTGATAGTTGACTGTGAAGCTAACGTGAAAAAGAAACTTGAACCGAGGTTTAAGTTCGTATGCATTTGTGCGAAAGACCTTGCTTGCGTGAGTGTAATCACGCAAGCTATCGCTGCCAAAAAAACCCTTAGCAAAGTCTTGGCCAAAACTGCCCATGAAGTTTAAGCTCCGGCGCCAGTTACCACATCGCCAATAGTTCTACCAACCAGTGTACCAACGCCCTGACCTTCGCCTTGATTGGCGTTGTCATAAGTGATGGTCATGTTGATTGTTACTGGAGCGCTTTCACCATAGTTAAGAGCACCGTAGTCTGCGTTTTTAATATAGCAACCATACAGATTCCAAGTTTCAAGGACTACCGGAGTTGATGCGCCGTTGCCGCCGTCAAGTATTTCTACCACAGTGGTAAACTTGTAGTCAATACCAGACGCTGCACTAGCCATCTCTAAAAAGTCCATTTGTTTTTGCAACTGCTCGCCAATCAACTTGCTGACGGAACCGCCTGCATCGTCACGAACTTCACATGTGACGTCTGGCCACGAATGTTTGCCGGCCAATTTTAATGTTGAATTGTAGATCGGCAATGAAATTTCTTCAAATGATGGATTTGGACGCGAAAAACTCATGACCTGCTTGGTCAATTCGGTGGTGGGTTTTGACACACCAAAGTTTTCAAACATCACTCTAAAGCGATATTTGAGTTTGGGCATCAACAGGCCCTGGGTCGGCGAACTTTGATCGCTTGCCAAAGGTACTGTCATGCGCTGTAATGATGAAACTGCCATTTGTTATCTCCTATGTGTTTATTTACCTGAATCAGGTGAGTGAAAAATCACCCACCTTTTTCTTGATTATCCAGCAGCAATCTCGCCAGTGTTCTTGATTCGCAGCGGGATGTAGATAAATTCCACTGCTTTCACTGGTTCAATCGCAATGTCAACCCACAATTCATTGCGGTCAATACGTGCTGGTGTGTTGTTGCTCAAGTCACAAACAACCAGGTAGTCATAAATTGCTCGTTTAGCAATCAAGTCAATCATCAAGCTGTTGCACAAGTTGGTGATTTCGTTACGTGTGATCTCGTCGTTGGGTTCAAACAAGAACAGTTTACCAATTTCTTCAAGTCGCCCACGCAAGAACGCAACCAAGCGAGCAACGTTGATACGATCCAGTGCTGTGGTCGTAGTAGTTGTGGTCTTGTTACCAAAGTTGGTAATACCAATACCCGGAATAAAGGTAATTGGGTTGATGTTGCGCTCATACAAGATATCACGAACACTTTGACTCACACCAATTTGTTCAAATTCTCCAGTGGCCGAATCAATGTAACCAATTGCACTGGCATTGTCAATAACGCCGCGACGTGTGCCAGCTGGTGCCAACCATGGATAGCTCACAGCATCGCTGCGCAGAATTGTACGTACCATCATGTGGCTTGGTGGAGCAACAACTATATTGCCGCCTAGGTCAGTGGTCTGGCAACTTGGGTAGAATGCGCCAGCATAGTTGCTGGTTGCTGAGTTACCGTCTTCAGTTGGCAAACCTAGCCCGTTGTCGTTGGTTGCCCAAGTAACTAGTTCCGTGCCGCTTGCACCAAGACGCATTGGAGTATCTGCTACCACAAACAGGGTGTTGTTGCGCTCGTTGCTGAGTGCAATCATGTTTGGTGTCAGCTCAGGATATGCAGGTGTTGCAATAATGTTGAACTGATTTTGTTCTTCACGTGCAGCCGTGCTGGTATCAATGCCCGACTTCATTGCAGCCACAATCATCTTGCGTTGTGCTTGACGTCCAGAATACATGGCACCGTTGGTTTTGTTGCCGCTAGCAGTTAACCAGGTGCTGGTCACAGTTGGATATGTACCACCAACCCAGGTTGGAATAGTGGGATAGTTGGCTTCAGTCAAGTAATTGACCTGGAAACTCTTGACATTGTAGCCTGAACGGCGTGTGTTGAACAACAACATACCTTGTGGATACAGTGCAGGATCGGGAGCGTCTAGATCAAGGTAACTGCTTTCCAACAGGCTCTCAATGGTTGGAAACGCACCTGCTACAGGATCTGTGGTGCCGTTAGGGGCCCAACGTGCATCTGCAAATAATACACCATTGTCTGTGACCTGATCAGTGGTGTCAATTGCCACCCACTGGTCAACTCCGCTGACTGGCTGCCAGCGATACATCACAGGATAATTTTCTAGATCACTGGAATCAATCCACAGGTCACCGTACTCTAACGGGCTAAGACTTGCGTCATTTTGAGTGGTTGGTTCACTTGCTGCAATGATTGGACCTGATGCATTGGTTTGTGACAAATCAAAACCACGTACATCATTGGTAACGGTTTGATATCCTTGCCA